AAACGCCATCCACACAATATCCGTCATACCATTTCTTTGTTTCAGAGAATGGCATGTTGTATTGTTCACAAAGCTGCCGAACTTCCTGTTCTGTAAAACCTGTAAACTCTTCAATCGGGGAGGCATCTGTCATAGAATATTCGTAAAAAACATTGATTGCAGAGTGTTCTCCATACTTCTTGATGGGCAGGATACCAGTCATATAGGCGAGGGCAATATAGCTTTTGTCTTTTAACAAATTCCGTAGAAAGTCCAAATACTCTTTCTGCGATGCAGCATCACTTTTATGCACTCGAAAAATGCAATCCCATTCATCGATGATAAAGACAAACGGAATTTTGTACTGTGCAAATGCCTGTTCCAGTACTTTGACCAGCGTTTTTCGCCGTGGCATTCTAAGGTCTGAAAATTCTTGCTGCAGCTCATCCAACAAGTCATCCTCTACAAATTGAATCAGTTGCTTCATATTTTCCGATTCTGTCAAATAATCTCGCATGTTCAAGTGAATGACATTGTATTGATTTAGATGCTTTTCAAAATCTGGATGCGTTGCAATTTTTAGTCCTTGAAACAGTCCTCTAGAATTACAGCCACGGCTATAGTAAGCGGTCAGCATATTGGCTGCCATGGACTTTCCAAATCGTCGTGGACGGCTAACACAAATATATTTTTGTGTCGTTCGTAGAACACTGTTTGTATACTGAATTAACTCCGACTTATCTACATAAATCTTGGAATTCAACACCTCTTGAAAATCAACATTTTCTGGATTCAAATAAATACCCATGATCGTTCCCTCCTTACTGTAGTTTCAATTCTTTTCTCTTATTATATCACAGCAAGGCGGAAAAAGCAACTTTTCATGCACAAAAAAGCTCCGGATTCCCCCCTCTCTTGGACAATCCGGAGCTTTTACCTTATAACCACTTAGCAATAGTACGTATTTGTTGAACCTTTCTTTTTTCCTCTATTCAGATGTGGCAACATTTCCTGGTTGTACAACCTACTAATCGCTCTGCCAACTCTGCATTGATCTCCACGAGATAATCGCTGGTACAGCCCAGGACGATGCATTTCAATGATGTTCCGCACCCGAAGCTGCTTTCCATATGTGTTTTTGCATCTGATTACGCATGCAATCGCCATCTGAAATCGTCTTGCATTCGTGTAGTTATACGTTAAATAAAACATCGCATTCGTTTCTTTCATCCATCTATATTCAATTCTTCTCCGCTGCTGCTCAATTGCTGTAAAATATCCGCCTGGGCTTGTTCTTTCTGCATCTCCAAATTGGAAAGAATCTTTATCCGCTGCCCGACAATCCCATTTGGAAATGGTAGTCCTTTTGTGTGCAACAGTTCTTGCAATTCTGTATCCGATATTGTCGCTGTTCCACTGTTGGTATAGCTGCAAGAATCATTTTTGTCCAGTCCCAGCAGTTGCAATTCATAAATGTCAAACGATTCATTTTGTAACCATATGCCGGTTACTAGGACTTGTTTGAAAAATAAAACTTGCACAAAGAACCGAAAAAGAATAAAATAGAAGAATGAAACGATATGAAATCAGCAATCGCGAAAGGGAAAGAATCAAAGACAAGCTGCCAGCAGAGCGAACAGGCAAAAGAGGACGACCGGCAAAAAATAACCGTACCTCCAAAATCAAATACAAAAGGCCCTTGGGCATGTGATTATTCTCTCTATAAAGAACGTCATCTTGTAGAATGTTTCTTTCAAAAATTAAAATGGTTTCGCAGAATTGCCACTCGTTATGATACATTGGATTCTTCTTTTCTTTCCTTTGTTTACCTCGCTTCTATTATGATTTTGTTGAAATAATACAATTATCTTGATTTTTCAAACAAGGTCTAACAATCGAGCATAGTTTTTACCAAGGAACCTTAACTCATAACCTTCGTTGCTTATTGTGATTTTATCACTCAAATATTCTTTGAATCTTTCAATATCAAAACTGCCATCTTTTCAGAACACGCTTGTTTTCCCCATTTTCCCATTTTCCCGCAAGAGAGGGGGTATCCTGAAAATACGACGCATTTTAATCAGGTCACGGTCAAATTCGCTTTGAACTCCCGAAAAATCAGAAAAATTTGTAAAAGAAAACGACATCAGCGGAAGAAAGATTGCTGAATCATTTTTTCGCACAAGCAATTTTTGCCTGCTCCATAGGTTTTAGATTCAATGTTTCCATTGTACCCTTGGTTTCAGCAATAAAGAAGGAGAGTAGTTGCCGACAGGAGTTGGAATGGAGAATCCTTTGGGCAGCGAAATCCATGCTCTCCGCAAATTTTCGCTCAATGCTTGTCCACACACACGTTGCTGGACTGGGATTTTGACACTTTTCCCCCAAACACAACAAAAGTGTAACATTTCTGTAAATCTTTCGAGCAACTTGTACGTTTGCGTACAAGTTTTCCCCGAAAATCGCTGTATAGTGAAGGGGTTTCGCACACAGACAAAAATTTACAGGAGGTATCTTTTATGCACTTTACCCTTTATACGGCGGACTGCCGTGAAAACGCAAGAAATATTCGTTACCCGAATCCGGCTGCCATTACCACAGCCGCCGACCTCAAGAAAGCCACTGCCTACGACCATGTTTGTGCCCAGTATGCCGACGGCATTCGGAAAGAGGCAAACTTCCAGTTCTCGGATGTCCTCCCGATGGACTGCGACAACGACCACTCCGACAACCCAAACGACTGGCTCACGCCGGAACGCCTCGCACAGCAGCTGCCAGATGTCGCCTTTGCTGCCACCTACAGCCGCCACCATATGCAGGCAAAGGGCAAGTATTCGGCTCGCCCACGGTTTCATGTGTTCTTCCCGACCGCTGCCTGCACGAACGCTGCCACACACAAGGCAATGAAGCTTCGCATTCAAAAAGCCCTGCCATTCTTCGATGGAAATGCACTGGATGCTGCACGGTTTCTCTTTGGGGCTTCGGGCGAGGTCTTCTGGCAGGAGGGCAGCCTCCACATCGAAAACTGGCTGCTGCTGCAAACCGCTCGCCGCAACATTCCCCAGGGGCAGCGAAACAGCACCATGAGCCGCCTTGCCGGAAAGCTGGTCAAGCGGTACGGCGTGACGGAAGAAGCCCACACAAAGTTTCTGGAGCAGTCTGCCGCCTGCAATCCCCCACTCAGCGACACCGAATTGCAGCAGATTTGGAAGAGTGCGGAACGGTTTGGAAGACGGCTCGCAGAACAGCCCGACTACATCGCTCCGGCGGCATTCTCCACGCAACCGCAACTGCTCCCTGCTCTGCTGCCGGAGGACTTCTCCGACCTCGGCGAGGCTCGGACATTCGTGGAACAGTACGCCGATGAAATTGCATTTACCGTTGCGACGGACTACTTACGGTATAACGGCACGTACTGGGAGGAGTCCGAACACGCTGTCACCCTTGCCATGATGGAACATACAGACGTACAGCTTGCAGAAGCCGAAAAGCAGGTAGAAGCCGCCTTGCAGACGCTCGAACACCTCGGAATTCCCAGAGAGGCAGCAATCCATGGCGGCAAAAAGTTTCGGGATAGCCTTGAGGGAGAACAGGCGGATGCATATAAGCAGTATCAGTATTACAGCACGTTTCAGGCGTTCGTGATGAAGTACCGCAATGTTCGAAACATGACCAATGCACTGGACGCTGCAAAGTCCTTGGTGCTGCACAGTCCGGACGAGCTCGACCGCAACCCGATGCTGCTGAACACGCCCGGCGGTACATACGACCTCACAAAGGGGCTGGACGGCTGGAAGCCCACAGACCCTGCCGACCTCTTAACCAAAGTGACGGCGGTTGTTCCAAGCGAGGAGGGCATGCCCTTGTGGGAGGATGCGTTGCAGCGGTTCTTCTGCGGCGACCAGAGTTTGATTGACTATGTGCAGCAGGTGTGCGGCTTGTGTCTGGTCGGAAAGGTGTATCAGGAAGCCTTGCTGATTGCCTACGGGGACGGACGAAACGGCAAGAGTACGTTCTGGAATGTCATTTACAAGGTTCTGGGGAGTTACAGCGGAAACATTTCCGCCGATGCCCTGACGGTCAATTGCAGACGCAACGTGAAGCCGGAGATGGCGGAACTCAAGGGAAAACGGATGATTCTTGCGGCAGAATTGCAAGAGGGCATGCGGCTGAATACCAGCGTGGTGAAGCAGCTGTGCTCGACCGACCCGATTTTTGCCGAGAAGAAATTCAAAGCCCCGTTCCACTTTGAACCCTCTCACACGTTGGTGCTGTATACGAATCACCTGCCAAAGGTAGGAGCAAGTGACGAGGGCACATGGCGGCGATTGATTGTCATTCCCTTTCACGCAAAAATTCAGGGGAACACGGATATTAAGAACTATGCACAATATCTGGTCGACCATGCAGGCGGTGCGGTGCTTTCGTGGCTGATGGAAGGTGCAAGAAAGGTCATTGCGGCGAACTATCAGATTGCCAGACCGCAGTGTGTGCTGGATGCAATTGGGGCGTATCGAGATGGAAACGACTGGCTTGGGGATTTCATCCATGAATGCTGTGAAGTCGATAAATCTTATCAGGAAAAGTCCGGAGAACTTTACAAACACTATCGTGAATACTGTCTTAAAAATGGTGAGTATATCCGTAGCACATCAGATTTCTATTCTGCTTTGGAACAGGCAGGATACAAAAAGAAGAGAACAGCTTCTGCAAGAATGATACTTGGACTTCAAATAAAGTTTAATTTTCTTGATTAAGTAGGATTTTGACTGCCATTTGAATAGTTAGAGTGTCATTAAAAAGGGCAAAAAAGCCCGAAAAACTGGGAAATGACACTTTAAGACACTCATATACAGTCTTTACGCAGGAGAGAAAAAAAGTAAAATTTTCTCTCTATATAAGGTTTGTAAATGACTGTCGTAGAGTGTCAAAGCCCTAAAAATGGGAGAATCCATGCGAGAAAAAATCATTGAAGAAAACGCACAAAAGCAGTAAAGCAAAATGGCGGTGTTTGCTGGAAATTCACGTCTCCCGGAACTGCTGGCCGCTCTGAAAGCTCCTGCCGACCTCTACCTCATCAACCGGGAGAATATCAACTGGCTTGTCAGCAACACGAAGTTCAATTTATGACATGGCGGTGATTGATGAACTCTCCAGTTTCAAGAGACACCAGAGCAAACGATTCAAAGCCTTGATGAAAGTTCGACCCGCATTGTGGGGCTGACCGGAACGCCTGCCAGCAACGGCTTAATGGATTTATGGGCAGAGTTTCGTCTGCTGGATATGGGGCAGCGGCTCGGCAGATTCATTGGGCAGTACCGGAATGCCTACTTCAAGCCCGACAAGCAAAACGGCTATCTCGTGTATTCCTACAAGCCCTTGCCCGATGCAGAGCAGCAGATTTATGAGAAAATATCGGACATCACGGTTTCGATGAAAGCCGTCGACCACCTGCACATGCCGGAATTACTTCCCAACGAATATCCCGTGCAGCTGTCCGACACGGAGCAAGAAACCTACAAGCGGTTCAAGTCCGAATGGATTCTGGAGATGCAGGACACTGAGATTACCGCCGCCAACGCTGCAAGTCTATCCAACAAACTTTCCCAGCTGGCAAACGGTGCGGTGTATGACGATACCGGAGCGGTGATTCCCATTCACAGCCGAAAGCTGGATGCACTGGAGGACTTGATAGAGGCAGCCAATGGCAAGCCCGTTCTGGTGGCATATTGGTTTAAGCATGACCGAACAAGAATTGCGGAACGCCTGCAACGGTTACAGGTTTCGTATCAGGAAATCCAGTCCTCTGACAGTATTCGGAACTGGAACGCCGGAAGGCTGCAAGTTGGTCTGCTGCATCCTGCCGCTGCTGGTCATGGCTTGAAATTGCAGGCAGGCGGAAATGTGTTGGTGTGGTTTGGACTGACCTGGAGTCTGAAACTCTACCAGCAGACCAACGCCAGACTGTGGCGGCAGGGGCAGCAGTCCGAAACGGTTGTCATTCAACATCTCATCACCAAAGGTACGATTGACGAACGTATCCTGAAAGCCCTGACCCAGAAAGAACAAACCCAGACCGCTTTGATGCAAGCCGTCAAAGCAGAACTTGGAGGTAGCCCATGAATGCAAAAGTCTACTTCGCACAAGCCCGTTCCCTGCCCGTGCAAATCCAAGCCAAGACGAAACAGCTGCAAGCCTTGCGTACTCTGCAAGAGCCGCTCGCTGCCCTGCCGGAAGCCAGCAAGACCCTCTCAGACTTAGCCGCTGACATCACCGCAGAGGTGCAGGCATACGCCGCCCTGCAACGCCAACTCCAAACCCTGATTGATTCCCTGCCCGTTCCGGAATACCGCACGCTGTTGGAGTTGCGGTATCTCTCCGGCAGCAAGTGGGAGGAGATTGCCGAGGCGATGTCCATGCATGTGCGATGGGTCTATCGGATGCACGGCAGAGCCTTACAGGCGGCACAAAAAATCTTAGACGCAGCGAAATAAGCCAGTAAAAGCCATTGTTTTTTCCGGTTTGATTTGCTATGATTATCTTATCCCCAAATGAAAGGAGGCGTTTCCATGCCCTACAGACCCCGGAAACCGTGCCACCATCCCGGCTGTCCCAACTTGACAAACGGTTTGTACTGTGCAGAGCATCAGCCCTTGCACCCAGACCGACCGTCTGCCGCCAAGCGTGGCTACGGCAGCAAGTGGCAGCGGCTCAGCAAGGCGTACCTCCGCCAGCATCCCTTGTGTGTGCGGTGCAAGGCACAGGGACGGTTCACGGCAGCGACCGTGGTCGACCATATCATTCCTCACCGTGGTGATCCGCATCTGATGTGGGATGAAAGCAACTGGCAGGCGTTATGCAAGCCCTGCCACGACCGCAAGACATGGACGGAAGACCGAAATCCCGTCTATCGGTATTGATTGTGTCTGAAATGCTGCCGGTGGGGGTATCAAAATCTCTAATTGTGAATTTTTTACAGACCGGCGTCCCCTCTCACGCACAAAAACGGGTATTCAAACACCCTATTGACCCCCTCAGAGGTATAAATATTGAAAAATACCGATAACATCTAACTTTGCCGACTTTTGCAGTCGGCATTTTTCATGCCCGATTTAACATTTTTGTTTGAATTTCTTTGATTTATGAAAGGCGGTGACATCATGGCAAGAGACGGTACAAACCGAGGCGGTGCAAGACCGGGTGCAGGCAGACCAAGAAAGGCACTCACTGAGAAAATTGCTGAGGGAAAATCGGCGGAAGTTATGATGCAGCCTGCGGATATAGAATCCGCTGAAACACCGCCTGTCAGAGATTTCATGAAAGAATTACAGCGTGACGGCACAAAACTCCTTGCAGATGATGTGTATACAGAAACTTATCAATGGCTGAAAGAACGTTCCTGCGAGAAAATTGTCAGCCGTCAGCTTGTGGAACAGTATGCCATGAGTATTTCCCGTTGGATTCACTGCGAGCAGATCGTAACCAAGTACGGATATATTTCAAAACATCCTACAACTGGTGCGGCAATTGCCTCTCCCTATGTAGCGATGTCGCAGAATTACATGAAACAGGCAAACCAAATCTGGAATCAGATTTTTCAGATAGTCCGTGAAAACTGTTCTGTAGAATTTCAGGGCAATCCGCAGGAAGATATGATGGAAAAATTGCTGAGAAGCAGAAAGTGAGATTTATATGAAAGCAGATAATAACTTCTGGAGAGAACTGAAACAGCAGAGAAATAACATGACCAAACAGCAATACTGCACAATCAAGGGACAGGCTGTCAAAGGCAATATCGATGCCGCCCGAAAAGGTATGCTTAGAATCCAGCAGAGGAGGAATTACAGATGACCACAACTACAGAATTTCAGCTTGTTGACATCAACAAGTTAGTGCCTTATGCAAATAACGCCAGAACACACAATAAAGAACAAATTTTGAAACTTCGTTCTTCCCTCCGTGAATTCGGATTTGTCAATCCTGTCATTATCGATAAGGAATATAACGTTCTTGCCGGACACGGCAGGATTGAAGCTGCAAAGGCTGAAAATATTTCAGAAGTCCCTTGTGTATTTGTTGACCATATGACTGAAGCACAGAAGAAAGCATATATCCTTGCCGACAACCGTATGGCGTTAGATGCAGGCTGGGACGATGATTTGCTTGCTGTTGAAATGGAAGAACTCCAAAATCTCGGATTTGACCTTGGTTTGACCGGTTTCAATGAATCTGAAATTGCTGATTTATTTGATACAAATAGCGGTGATGAAGTCAAAGACGATGATTTTGACCTTACCACAGCACTTGAAAAGGCTGCATTTGTCCAGCGTGGCGATATATGGACAGTTGGCAGACACAAGCTGATGTGCGGTGATGCCACATCTGCGGAAGATGTATCTGCTCTCATGGGTGACACCAAGGCAAATCTAATTCTGACCGATCCCCCATATGGCGTTTCGTTTAAGAGTGCCAGCGGACTTACCATTCAGAATGACAGCATGAAGAACGAGGAGTTTTATACATTCCTGCTGTCCTCCTTTCAGCGAATGGCAGAACATCTGGAAAAAGGCGGCTCTGCCTATGTATTCCATGCAGATACCGAAGGGCTGAATTTCAGAAAAGCATTCATTGATGCCGGATTTCATCTTGCAGGCTGCTGCATCTGGGTAAAAGACAGCCTTGTGCTGGGACGCTCGGATTATCAGTGGCAGCATGAACCTGTGCTGTATGGCTTTATGCAGAATGGCAAGCATCACTGGTATTCCGACCGTAAGCAGACGACCATCTGGCATTTTGACAAGCCGAAACGCAACGCCAATCACCCCACCTCTAAACCGCTGGACTTGCTTGGCTATCCCATCGGCAATTCTACACAGGAAAATGGCGTGGTAATGGACACCTTTGGCGGCAGCGGTTCTACTTTGATGGCTTGCGAACAACTGAATCGCATCTGTTACACCATGGAACTGGATGAAAAATATGCCTCGGTGATTCTTCGCCGGTATGTGGAAGATACGGAAAATGCCGATGGTGTATATGTTGTGCGGGATGGGAAGCAGATTGCATACTCTGAACTGGTGAAAGAGGTGGAAAAGCCTGATGAATAAACCGCTCACCCTTGGCAGCCTCTTTGACGGCAGCGGCGGTTTTCCGCTTGCCGGACTGCTGGCAGGCATTGTGCCTGTCTGGTCTTCTGAAATTGAACCGTTTGCTATTCGTGTGACAGAAAAACGGCTGCCGCAGGTGCAACACTTCGGCAATATCAGCGGACTGCATGGTGCAAAGCTGCCGCCTGTGGACATCATCACCTTTGGCAGTCCATGCCAGGATATGAGCATCGCCGGAAAACGAACCGGTCTGAACGGCAGCCGTTCTTCTCTGTTTCACGAAGCAATCCGTATCATCCGAGAAACGAGGTGTGCAAGCAATGGCAAA